TTCATGGGCTTCCCCATTCGCTTCATCGACGCCCTCACCTCGACCGAATCCGTCGTCTCGTAACTCCACCCGGGCGCCTTTTTTTGGGCGCCCATTCTCATCCTCTCTGAAACAGAAACCTCACTCTTTGCACGCAAAAGGAAGAAACCATGCAGCTAGACCTCGAAAACCAGTTCTCCAACGGCCAGGTGGTGACGGCGAACGGAAACTCCACCAACGTCATTGACCAGCTCGCCAACCGCGTCGTGGGCGGCGGCGGCCGCATCTACTGGGAGGCGGTGCTGAAGGCGCTATCCGGCACCAACCCGACTCTCCAGCTACAGCTGGTGGAGGCGGACACGGCGGACCTGGCCACCAACCCGGTGGTGTTGGCGGACACCGGCACCCTCAACCCCCCCGCGCTCGGCTTCCTCGTGCGCCAGGGCATCCCGTACAAGACACCCGGGAAGCGATACCTGGGCATCGTCTTCACCATCGGCGGGACGGGAAGCCCCTCGTTCACCGTGGACTCGGGCCTCGCAGTCGACGTCCAGACGAGCCCTGACACCTAAACCCTACCTCGAGAGGGGTCCGGAGATGAGGCAGTACCGGGCCCCCTCACCCACCCATCCAACCGCAAACCCCCAAGGAGAAAGTCATGGCCAAGTACCAAATTTCGCAGCCCGCCTTCATCAACGGCACCCACTACGACGCGTCCGTTGCCGCGCCGGCCGTCATCACCCTGCCAGACGACACGCCGCCGTCGCGCACCTGGATTCCGCTCGACGAAGCGGCGGACAAGGCGCAGGCGAAGCTCGCCGAGTACGACGCGCTCCCCCAGGCCGAGAAGGCGAAGCTCGCCAAGGCCCAGGCCGAGAAGGAGAAGAAGGAGCGCTTCGCGGCCGAGCGCGCCGCGGCCCGCGCCGCCGCGGCTGAAGCACCGGCGATCGCCGCGCCCGCGCGCACCACCCGCGCGAACGACAAGTCGCCCGTCTAGTCGGAAGAGGCTGGGCGCCGGCGCTCCCCTCCCGGGGTTTCCCACGTTCCCCCGAGAACACGGCGCCGGCGCCCGGCCGCTGTTGACCCTTTGCCTCGAGGTGTGCCGTGGCCGTCACTCCCGCAAGCCTCGTCAACCAAGCCCTCCTGAAAATCGGGCAGACGAAGCTCATAACGTCCCTGACGGAGTCGTCCACCGCAGCGAAGGCGGCGGCAACCGTCTTCGACACCGCGCGCGACGCGACCCTTGCCGCGCGCTGGTGGCCCTTCGCCAAGAAGACGGCCGCGCTCGCGCAGCTCAACACCACGCGCAAGGGCTGGTGCTACGTGTACGCGCCGCCCGCCGACATGCTGGTGGAACGCGAGCTATTCCGCCACTCGCAGGAGCCCCCTCACCTCATGGAGATGCAGGCGAACGACGCGGGCTCAGGCCTCGTCATCTGCACGGACTGTCCCGGCGCCGTCCTCGTCTACACCCAGGCCATAACCCTCCTCGACGCTTTCCCCGCCGACGTGCGCGAGGCCTTCGTCTGGAAGCTCGCCGCGGAGCTCGTCCTGTCCCTGCCCGTCAAGCCCGAGCTCCGACGCGTGGCCATGGCCGAATACGAGGGCGCCGTCTCCGCGGCCTTCGCGCGCGCCCTCAACTCCACCACCGAGAGAGAGCCCGAGAAAATCAGCTCCTTCGAGCGGGCGCGCTTGAGCGGGAGGTCCCGCTTCCGCGGCCCCTTCGGCGACGATGAGGAGACCTTCTAAAGTGGCCCCCCTCGTCGTGCGCCAAGCGAGCTTCTCCGGTGGCCTCGTGGACGAGAGCTATTGGGGACGCACCGACACCCCGCGCTACCCGCGCGCGCTGCGGCAGTGCGTGAATTGGATTCCAACGGCGCAGGGGGCGTTGCAAAACCGGACCGGCTTCCAATTCCTCGCCAAGGCGAACCAGACCGGCAACGTCGCGCCGCGGCTGCTTCCGTTCATCTACTCGGACAGCCAGAGCTACGTCCTCGAGGTGAGCTTCACCACCGTCCGGTGGTACAGCTACGGCGCTCCGGTCTACCACCCGTCGTTTCCCACCCTGCTCCAAATTGCCTGTCCCTTCTACCCGGACACCGAGCCGTCGCCCTACAGCCACCCGCTGAAATTCACCCAAGTCGGCGACGTGATGAAGCTGGTCTCCTACAACGCCGGCGCGAGCGTCACCCTCGGCGGAGTGGCCCACATGGCGCTCTATGAATTGCAGCGGACCGCGGGGAACAACTTCGTCCTCAACACCGTCCCCTACGTGCCGCACCCCTACTACTTCGCCGCGGGCCTCGAGCCGGCGCTGCGTACCGAGGAGATCCAGCCCGACACCACGGACCACCCCGCGAAGGAGTGGTATTACCTCGTCACTCAGCTCCTCTATAACAGCCTCACCGGGCAGGCCTGGGAGACGCAGCCCTACCGGATTACCCAGCAGATGAACGACTCCAACGTGCGCACGGCCGCGCCGGCGGGGGACCTCATCGTCGTCTACCCGGACTCGAAGCAGTCGGTGAGGTGGGGCGACCCGACGGCCAGCCTCCCCGCCAACACCATTCTCGTTGCGACGCGCATCTACAAGGGGCGCGGGACCATGGCCGGCCGAATTGGCGAGACGTCCCAGCTGAGCTTCACTGACTGGGGCTATGATCCGGACCTCTCAGTGTCGCCGCCGCAGGGCGCCTCACCGCTGGACGTCTACCCCGTCCTGGCCAATGGCCTCGCCGGCGGGACACCCTTGGGGAACATCCTCCCGCAGGTAATAACCGTCTTCGAGGAACGCCTGGTGCTGGCCAACTTCCTGGGGCTCGGCGTGAGCGACAGGCCCGCCGAAATCCGGTTCTCCCAAATTGGGGATCACAACGACTTTGACCGGAAGGCCGTCCCGCTGGACGACACGGCGATGGACATCACCCTCGCCTCCGCGAAACGGGAGGAGGTGCGGTGGCTGCGGGGCATCGGCCCGGAGCTCCTCGCCGGCACCAACTCGAGCGTCTACGCCATCGGCAGCGGCGACGGGAGCGCCCTCACCCCCTCCAACGTCGCGGCCCACGCGCAGACCGACGTCGGCTCGCTCTGGGTCGACCCCGTCGTCGCCGGCGACTTCCTCCTCTACGCACGCGCGAAGGGCACCGGCATCCGGGGCCTGCGCTTCTCGCAGCTTCAACAGGGCTACAGCGGCGAGGACATCTCCATCCACGTGAAGCTCCTCTTCGAGGGCCGAACCGTCCTCGATATGGCCTGGTGCGAAGACCCCCTGGGTATTCTCTGGGTGCTACTCGACGACGGCACCCTCCTCTCCTGCACCTTCCAGCCGGAGACTCAGACGGTCGCCTGGGCGCAGCACGCGGTCGACGGCGTGGTGGGGAGCATCTGCAGCGTTCCAGAGGGAAACGCGGACGTGCTGTATGCCACCATTCAGCGGAACAACCCGGTGGACGGGAGTTTCTGGACGGTGGAGCGGATGCTCCCGCGCGAAGCGGGCGTCTTCATGGATGCGGCCATTATCTTCGCCGGAGACCCCACCACCGTCTTCGCCGTGCCCCACCTCAAGTCCCGGGAAGTGTTGGCAGTCGCCGACGGGAACCTGGTGGAGAGCGACTCGGAGGGGAACCCCTTGGCGGCCGACGCGTCCGGCAACGTCACCCTCCCCTACGCCGCCTCGGACGTCACCATCGGCTTACGCGTCACGGCCGACGCGGAGCTGCTCGACGTCGCCGAGGCCCGCACCCGGCAGCAGCGCGTGAAGCGCGCGCGCGTGGAGATAGTCGAGACGCGCGGCCTGAAGACGGGCGAGACGTTCGACGAATTGCAGGAGTACCAGCAGCGCGAAGTGGAGGACGACGAAAACCCGGTGCCCGCGGAGACCACCACCGTCGACGTCGCCATTGAAAGCGATTGGAACGTCGGCGGCCGCGTGTGCCTCCGCCAGGATGTCCCTTTCTCCTCCACCATCGTCGGAGTGACCCGCATGTCCGACGTCGGAGGCGACGCCAATGGTTAGCCTGAGCCTCCGCTACTCAGAGCCGGCCGACGCCGGCGCCCTGGCGCCCGTCCTGCGCCCCGAGGACGTGGACGAGGTGCGCGACTCGTCAAACCTCGAGCCGGAGGAGGCGATCGCGCTGTCCCTGCGCGCTTCCGACGTCGCCTTCAGCCTCTTTCTGGAGGGAGCCATTGCCGCCATTTTCGGCGTGGGCCCCTCGGACGAACCCTCGAGCCTCGCCGGCGGACAGACGACGGGCGTTCCCTGGCTCGTCACCAGCCGCGCCGTGGAGCGCCACCCGCGGCCGTTCCTCGAGGTGTGCCGCAAATTGCTCCCGGTAGCGACGGAGCGCTACCCGGTCCTCTGTAACTTCGTCGACACCCGCCACCGCAAGGCGCTGCGCTGGGCGCGGTGGATGGGCTTCCAAGTGGGGCACCCCATCCCCTTCGGCCCGCGCGGCAAGCCGTTCCACCCGATTGTCCTTCGGAGGCCTCCATGTGCGTCGTCATTCCAGTAGCGGCCGGCATCGCCATGGCGGTCGCCTCCACGGCTGCGGCCGGCGCCGCCACGGCCGGGACCGTCATGTCCGCCAACGCCGCGGCCAAGAACGCGAACGCCCAGGCGGCGCAGGACGCCACGAACGAGCGGTACGCCTACGAGGCAGCGCGCAACACCGAGCAGCAGGGCGAGGTGGACGCCGCGCGCGTGCAGATGCAGGGGACTCAGCTCGAGTCGAGCCAGAAGGCGGCTTTCGCGGCCAACGGCATAGACCTCTCCTCCGGCACCGTCGGCGACACCCTGGCGCAGACCGCCCGCTTTACCGAGCTCGACGCGGAGAACATCCGCCGCAACGCCGCCCTCAATGCCCGCGGCTACCGGCAGCAAGGCCTCCAGTACGGCGCCCAGGGGCAGCTCGCGTTGACGGCCGGACGCCAGCAGGTGGCCGGCAGCATCATCGGAGGCGTGGGGCAGGTGACCTCCGACGTTGCCAACGCGTTCGCGCAGGGGGCCAAGGCCAACGCCTACGGCGCAAACCCCGGGTACTACGGCGCCCCCCTCCCGAGAGTGACGACATGAAAGTCCCCGTCCTGGAGGGCCCCCGCGTCGAAGGGGCCCAGGTGCAGCCGCTCACCTCCAACCTCGACTTTCGGGGGACGAACGGGGAGGCCATCGCCCACGGCGTCAACCAGCTGGCGCAGGGGCTCTCCCAAACCAGCTCCATCCTGCACCAGGCGGCCATCTCCGAGGCGCAGGCGCAGACGGAGGGCGTGGTGGCGAAGGCGACCGCGGACTTCCGCGGGGGCTTAAACCCCATCGTCAACGGCTTCCTCGCTCGCCAGGGCTCGAATGCGCTCGACGGCGACGCCCGGGACCAGGCCCTCCAGCAGATAGAGCAGGTCCGCGCCGGCATTCTCACCAAGCTCCCCTCCCAGGCGGCGCGCGACGCGTTCCAGGCGCAGGCCGGCAACATGGCCGTGTCGGCGCAGGACCAGATAAACCGACACATCTCCTCGCAGCGGGAGCCGGCGATCGCGGCCGACTTGGAGGCCTCCGCCACCGCGTCCGTCAACAGCGCGGCCCAGGCCTACGCGAACCCCGACCCGCAAGCGCTCGAGGACCTCAAGGCTGTCCCGCTGCGGCAGATAGACGCTCTCGCGCAGCTGAAGGGCATCGACGCGGGGCCGATGAAGTCGCAGTTCCTTACCAACTTTCACTCGGTAGTCCTGAATCAATACCTCCAGCACGACAACGTCGAGGGGGCCCAAGCCTACTTCGCCGCGCACAAGCAGGAGATGAACGCCCGCGTCCAGGGGGACTTCGAGGGGCGGCTCCTCCAGCAGGTCCACGGAGTGGAGGCAGCGAAGGAGGCCTCCCGGATTGTCCTCGCCAACCCGCTCAAGAACCCGAACGGGACCGCGTCCTCGTGGGTGGACCCGGTCGCCGCCTTCAACGAGGCGGACAAGCTGCCGGAGGGGCAGCGCAAGGAAGAAGTCATGAAGGCCCTCACGGAGCGGGTGAGCCGCTCCCAGGCGCTCCAGAAGCAAGGGGGCGCCCAGGCCTTCCAAACGCTCCTCTCGGAGTGGGACTCGAAGCACACCGAGAACACCCCGGCCTTTGCGCAAGCGAAGGCCTACCTCCTCAACCCCGCCAACGGCCACACGGAGCTCTATGACAGGTGGAGGGCCCAGCGGCTCTCCGACGTCCGGCAGGCAAGGGCGGAGGCGCGCGCGGATAGAGCCGAGCTCGAGGCGCAGCGCCGGGAGCAGGAGAGGACGGACGCCGCAGCGCTCACCGCCTACCTCGCCGTGCCCGACTCGGAGCGCGTGCAGGTCGACCCGCGCCAGGCCTTCGTCGGACGGGGGCTGTCGCAGAAGGGTATCGACGCTTTGACGGCGCAGTGGAACGCGTCCAAGACGCGCGTCCAGAAGGCGAACACGCCCAATGACGATGAATTCGTGAAGACCGTCCAGGGGCTCGCCGGACAGAACGGCGTCCGCGGGAAGAGCAACCTCCAGCAGCTCCAAAGGGGGATGAACGCCTGGCGCTTCCAGTGGGCAGCCCAGCACAACGGCAACCCCCCCACGCGTGAAGAGGTCCAGGGCGAGCTCTCCCGGCAGCTCCAGCCGGTCGCGCGGAAGACGTGGTTCGGGCTGTCCTCGGAAGAGGTGCCGCGCTTCGAGCTGAAGGACGGGGACGTCATCGACAACGCACCGCCCCCAAAGCCGGCCGCGCCGACGGGGATGGTCGAGCCGGGCAACATCGACCTCAAGCACCGACCCGTGGTGAAGAACGCCGACGGCAGCATTTCGACGGTGCGGTCGATCGGCGTGAACGTGGGCGGGCAGGAGGTCCTCATCCCCACCGTCTCTCCCGACGGGAAGCTCCTCTCCGACGACGACGCGGTCGCGCTCTACAAGAAGACCGGCCAGCACCTTGGGAAGTTCTCCAGCCCGGAGGCCTCGACCGCCTACGCCCAGAAGCTCCACGAGAGCCAGGCGCAGCTCTACGGCGCTCAGGGAGGCGCGGCGCCGGCCCCGGCCGCGGCCGCCGGCTCTGACGCTCAGCTCCAGGCGATGGCCGCGGCCGCGCTCCAGAAGCGGGGCCGCAAGGTAACCCCGCAGGCCGTCCAGCGGATGCTCCAGCTGTACCAGCAGCAGCGGCAGGCGGCGCAATGACGGGAGAGGCTGCCAACCCCTTCGACGCCCTGGTCGACCAGGTGGACCCCGACCCGAGGTCCACCGACGCGCAGCCTGCGCCCGCGGCCGCGGAGTCCCTTCCACCTGCTCAGCCGGACGACCCGGTCCGCAACGCTCGGCGGCCAGACCCCCTGGCGGACCTCACCACGGGCGAGCCGGTTCAAGGCGAGGAAGGCCCCGGTACGCAATCCGGCGAGGAGGGGGCAGAGCCCTCCAATCCCTTCCTTCGCCTGGTGGACCAGGAGAACGCGGCGGACGACGCTCGCCTCCAATCCATCTTCGAGGACTCTCTCAAAAAGAACGCGGAACGAGAGGCCCAAGTGCTGGCGGTGGCGCAGCGGACGGGCATACCTCCGGACGTGGTGGCCCACGACTTCGACGGCTGGAAGCGCACCGTCGAGTCGGCCGACTACAACCCCACCCAGTGGCGGGAGGAGAACCCGGAGCTCGCCGAGTGGCTGCTCCACAACCCCCAAGCCGGCGTCATCGTCCACCAGGACCAGCCCCTCAACGCCCTCACCCGGGCGCTGAAGGTCGGCTGGCGACTCGCCCAGGACCCTGAAACCATCCTCTCGCCCATTCCGGGCATCCCCCTCTTTGCGGATTGGAGAAAGGCGCTCGAGGAGCCCCCGCCGAAGAGCGGGGAAGCCGTCCGGAACCCCCTCACCGACGCCCAGGGCCTCCTCCGCGTCCCTCAAATAGCGGCCGACGCCTACCGCCGCGGCTACGCCGGCGCGGCCCGCGGTGACTTAGGGATGCAGCTCCTCGACGCGGAGATGGCCGGGCGGCCGACGCTGGGCGTGCAGAGGCAGTTGGTAGCACTCGACCAGTACCTACGGCCGCAGTCCTACGGCCAGGGCCCCTGGGAGCAGCTCGCCGTCGACGCCGCCTCGGGCATCGGCTCCATGGTGAAGTTGCTCGAACAGGGTGGCATTGCCTACGCCGGCGCCGGACTCTTGGGCTTCGCCGGAACGGCTGCCTTCACAAAAAACCTGGCGCTGGCCACCGCGGTTGGCGAGACGGCGGCCAGCATCGCCGGGACTGCCGTAACGGCGATGTCGAGCTTCCGCCAGCAGGCGGGCGACGCGTACCTCCAATATAGAGACCTCAAGACGGACGACGGGACACCGGTCCCCAAGGACGTCGCCGCGGGAATGGCCGTCGCCGAGGGCCTGGTGGGCACCGGTATTGAGATGCTCGAGCTCCACATGCTCGCCGGGGTGAACAAGCCCATATCGGAGATGCTGAAGAGGTCCGACGGGAGAGCGTTCCTCCAGCACATGCTCTCGGATCAGACGTTCCTCCGTCTCGCCGCGGACGTCGGCAAGCGCTACGTGGGCGCGGCCGGAGGTGAAGCGCTGGAGGAGGGCGCCCAGGACTTGGCCTCGGACCTCTTCGGCTACCTCGGGAAGGCCTGGACCGCCGGCGGCTGGCAGAAGGCGGACCCCCTGGGCTCTCTCGAGTCGGCCGGGGAGACCGTCCTCCAATCGATTCCTTCGGCGCTGGCCATGGCGGGCGGAGGGCCGGCGCTGCAAGTGGGGCAGGGCGCCGTCGACGTCGCGCGGGGGAGGCTGTCGTTCCACCGCGTCCAGGCCTTCAACGAGGCTGCGAAGAAGTCCCCGACGCTGAAGGCGGCGCCGGAGGTGGTGGCGGAGGCCATCCGTCGCCAGACGCTCGAGACGGGCGAGGAGGTCCGCAGCGTCTTCATGGACCCCGCGGGCGTCGTGCGTGTGTTTCAGCAGATTGGCGCCGACGTCGACACCGGGGCAGACCAGCTCTTCGGAGAAGGCGGCCGGGACTTGCTGCGCCAGGCGCTCGCGAGCGGCTCACGCATCGAAGTACCCCTCGCCGACTACCTCTCACGCATCGCCCCCAAGCCCATCGCCGAGGCGCTCGCGCGGTACACGGTGACGCGTCCGCTCCTGCCCACCGACGTTCAGACGGAGGAGCTGGCGCGGCAGCTGGTGGAGCAGCACAAGCGCGACAACCCCAAGGGGGAGGCGCAGGCCGAGAAGGGCGAAGCGCCGACGTCCGCGACCGAGTCGCGCCTGGTCGACGCCGTCCAGAAGATGTTGGCGGCAACCGGCATGGTGAATGAGTCGGAGGCCAAAACCTCGATCGCCAACATGCGGGCCTTCATCCAGACGCAGGCGAAGAACTTCGGCGTGGAGCCCGAGGCGCTCTTCAAGGACTTCGCCCTCCGCGTGGAGCGCCACAACGAGGAGCACGCCCCGGGCCAGGGCGAAGCGGTAGACGACCCCTTCGACTTCGGCGCCAACCTGGGAGACCTCCCGGGCGCCGAGGTATCACCCGAGGACTTACCGGACGTCCAGCCGCAGCCATCGCAGGAAGCAGCCGCGCAGGCGCCAGACGAGACGCAGGCGCCCGTTGAGGAGGAGGAGCCGAACCCCCGCCGCAACGTCCAGCTGCTCGAGCCGGAGGTGCGGGCCGAGGTGGAAGCTCTCATCGACAGGATGAAGGAGCCGAGGCGCAGCGCGGCCAAGGCGTTCCTCTCATACAGTCAGGGCGAGACGGAGAAGGACCCGAGAATTCCGAGAAGCCTCGAGGCGCAGCTGGCCCGCTTCGGCGTCGTCAACCCCTACGGCTTCCTCACCGAGGACGACTTGCGGCGGCGGCGCAAGCCCAAGACGGAGGAGCAGAAGCGGCGCAAGGGGAAGGGCCCGCGCCAGGAGATGCCCGACTCGCTCCAGCACTACTGGGCGAGGGGGAAGTACAAGCAGCTGTTCCAGGCTGCGTTTCACGGCTCGCCGCACGACTTCGACGCGTTCAGCCTTCACCACGTCGGCACGGGCGAGGGTGGCCAGGCTTACGGGTGGGGGCTGTACTTTGCGGGAAGAAAGGAGGTCGCCGAACACTACCGCCGGCGCCTCGCTCCCGATCCTTCGCTTCTCATCAACGGCCGGGAGGTGGAAAAGCCGAGCGCCGAGGAGGTTTTCAACAGGACGGCCCCCGAGAAGACGCTTGGGCGTCGGATTGCGCACCTTGCGAAGGCGCACCTTGACCTTGGCCACGACTTCACCGACGCCCAGGTGTTCGATGAGGTGTTGAATCAGATCACCGACGCGATCGAAGTCAGCGAGAGGCACCTTCGAGGTTTGAAGGAATCCGGCGCCGAAAAGGCGGAGCTTGCCAGCGAAGAGCGCGTCGTTTCCGGGCTACAGGCTCAGCTCGAAGAGTTGCGGCGCCTCTTGGCGAACGAGTCGCTGTCCATCCGACGCCAGCAAGGTCAACTCTACAGCGTCGACATTCCGGACGACTCCGAGCTGCTCGACTACGACAAGACCGTTGATCAGCAAAGCCCATCCGTGACGGCCGCGCTGAAGGCGATCGCCAAGGAGGTGTTTGGAGACGAGTCGCTCGATGATTCCTCCGAGTACGACAGAAAGCGCGGAGCTCCGCCGAAGTACCCAACGGGACGAGAGTTTTATGGAACCGTTGGCGACTACCTCGCACGCGCGGAATCCGCAGATCCCAGTGAGGATCTCGCCACATCAATGAAGCGGGTCTCGGAATTCTTCGCCCGGCACGGAATCCCGGGGCTTTCCTACCTCGACCGGGACAGCCGACAAAACCAGCAGGACGGAAGTCCCAGCCGAAACTACGTCATTTGGGACGACAGCCGCGTATCGGTGACGAAGAAGTTCTATCAGGAGGACGACTCAAGCCACGCCGCGCGAGCCGAAGGCGATTCTGGACGACAGCGTCCCGGAGTACAGCCCGGAGGAGAAGGAAGAGGGCGCGGAGGAGTCGCCAAGCCCGTCCAACTGAAGCTCTTCCAGGACGGAGACGTCTCCTTCCGCGGCTACATGGAGACCGCGAAGGTGGGCGCGGAACGCGTCGCCAAAATCGTCCTCACCGACAAGGCCAACCGCTCCACCTTCCTCCATGAGATGGGCCACCTATTCCTCGAGCTCTTCGGGGACCTCTCCGAGCGCCCCGACGCGCCGGCCAAGCTGAAGGAGGACTGGCAAAAGACTCTGAAGTACCTCGGCGTCTCGAGCCGGGCCGAGCTTGCGACAGAGCATCACGAGAAGTGGGCGAAGAGTTACGAGGTGTGGCTGCGCGAAGGGAAAGCGCCGTCGCCGGGCCTCGTGCGGGCCTTCCGCCGGATGCAGCTCTGGCTTCGCCAGGTGTACAAAAACCTAGCCTCACTCGGCGTCGAGCTCTCCCCCGAAATCCGCGGCGTCTTTGACCGCCTCTTTGCGACGGACGCGGAAATCCAGCGCGTCGCCGAGAAGGAGAAGCTCCGGCCGATGTTCCGCTCTCCAGAAGAAGCGGGGATGAACGGCCGCGAGTGGCAGGACTACCAGGACGCCCAGACGAAGGCGCGCGCGAAGGCGACCCTCGCCGTTGACGCGCGGGTGCTCCGCGACAAGCTGGAGGAGACGACGGCCTGGTGGAAGGAGGAGGAGAAGGCGCTCCACCAGGAGGGCCTCGAGGCCTTCGACGCCCGCAAGGACGCAGTGGCCGCGGCCTACCTCAAGAAGGGGAAGCTTCCGGACGAGTGGGGCGGACAGACGGAGCACGGCGGGAAGCTGGATCGCCAGGCCGTTGTCGACGCGGTGGGGGAGGAGTGGGCCAAGGAGTTCCGGCTCACTAGTAACCCCATGGTGGCGGAACACCCGGACGACTTGGCCGGGCTCTTCGACTACCCGACCGGGAAGGCCCTCCTCGAGGCCGTCCTGACACTTCCCGACCGGAAGGCCTGGGCCGCGGACTACGCGCGCCAGCGGATGCGCGAGCGCCACCCGGACATCCTCCAGGAGCGCGAAGAGCTCGAGCAGTTGGTGGCAAAGGGCCTCAACGGCAACGAGACAGCGGCGTGGCTCCTGGCGGAGTGGAAGGCGCTCCGCCAGAAGGCGAAGCACGGCGGACCTGCGCCCATCGAGGCCATCAAGCGCGCCGCGAAGGAGATAGTCGACGAGACCCCGGTCCGTCGGCTCGAGGTGAACCGCGCGCTCCAGGCCATGGCAAAGGCGGCCGACAACGCGGCGGAGGCGGCCGTCAAGGGCGCCTGGGCCCAGTCGGAGGCCTACAAGCAACAGCAGATTTTGAACCTCCACATCTTCCGCGAGCTCTCGGCCGCGCGCGAAGCCCGGGGCGACTTCGAGGGCCTCGCCTCGGAGCTCTCCGACAACAAGGCGCGGGCCCGGCTGGGAAAGGCGAACCTCGCCTACCGGGACGGCGTGGACACCGTCTTGGAAGCGCTGGGCCTGCGCGAGCCGCAAGAGCGGGACAAGCAGCCCGCCTCTCTCGACGGCGTCATTACCGCCCTCGAGAACAACTTCGAGACGGTGGCGTTTGACCCGGAGCTTCTCTCCCAAGTCCTGGCCAAGCCGCGCAGCTACAAGGATCTCACCGTGGCCCAGCTGCGGGAGGTGTCGAACTACCTCAAGAACCTTCGCGCCGCGGCCCGCAACGCGACCCTCGTCCAGGTGGAGGGACAGCGCCTCGAGAAGGAGGCTGTCATCGCGCAGCTGGCGGCCGAAGCTGCGAAGAACCTCCCTTCGATGGGGCCCGAGTCCAGCTCTCGCGCGGCCGAGGGAGTTATCGAGTCGGGGATGCGCTTGGCCGGGGGGATCGACGGCTCGCTTCTCAAGCCCGAGACGATGCTCGACATGCTGGCCGGAGGCGACATCAACTCGATGTGGCACCGGGCCATCACTCAGCGGATGCAAGACTCGAAGGGCCACGAGGCGGACCTCCTTCGCACCACGTTCAAGCCGGTCATCGACGCTTTCGAGGGCGTCCCCGAGAAGGTGCTGGCCCGGCTCGCCCAGACGGTCGACGGCGCCGCTCTTTTCCCGAACCACACCGAGAAGCTCAAGGCTCCCACCCGCCGCTTCGAGCTCCTCATGATGATGCTCAACGCGGGCAACGAGTCGAACCTCGAGCGGCTCACCCAGGGCCGAAACATCACCCGCGAGGAAGTCGGCCGGGCGCTGGACCTCCTCACGAAGGAAGAGCTCGACTTGGGCCAGGCCATCCTCGACGCCGTCGAGTCGCTGGGCCCGCTCGCCTTTGACTTGGAGGAGCGCTACTCCGGCGTGCGCCCCGAGAAAATCCAGGCCGTCCCTATTGTCACCCGACACGGGACCTATCGCGGCGGG